CTGCCTTTTGCTTGACTGGGACTTCTTCTACTTCTTCTACTTCATTATCCCCAAATTCCTCTGGAAACCGTTTTCGCATTGTTCTGTCCAACGTTGCGTAATATTCATCAGACCCAATCTGTACACCTTGGCGTTTCATCTTTTCATGAATACCCATAGCTGTTGCAGTCATTTCTTCGTCCTGTCCGAACCAAGAGTTTTCTTGCTGCCAGCGATCTAGTTTTTGATCTACTGGCGGTACATTTTGGTACTGTTGTTGTGGTTGTACAACATAATTTTCATCTTGTAAAGGGGGCAATTTAAAATTCTTTGCCTTATCCATTTCAATCTGAGCTTTATTCATTGCTTGCTGAGCTTCTAATAATGCAGCAGAATCACCAGCTTCATAAGCCTCTTTATAGGCCTGCTTAGCTGCTTTTAACTGGGCTTTAGCAGAATCTTTCTTAGCATCCTTGTAATCTTTGCTACCTTCCTTCAACATCTTTTGAAGTTTTTGGTTCTCAGATAATAAACGCTGAGCAGCATCAATAGCTGCTTGTTGCTCACGCAAGGCAGTTTCTTTAGCACGACGTTCGTCGTTCCAGACACGCTTCATCTTAATGAGCTTGTCTTTAGCTTCCTTACTATATTTGTCTAAATCGTCAACGTCTACTTCAAGTTGACGTACTTTTTCTGGGTCTGCAGGTTTACGATTGCGATCTTCCTCGGGGGTATCGTCTTCAATCTCAATCTCTAATTCTGCTTCGGTATCTTGGGGTTTACCCTTAGTATCCTCGATTTCATCGGGAAATTGGTATGCATCTGGCATTGTCCGCCTCCTTAAATAAATTTACGTTTAATGCCACGTGGGTCCTGAACTACGGCTTCCACAGAGTCATCGTTAATAATTCTGAATTCACGGTCGTGAATTACCAGTCTGGTACCCGCATTTGGTCTTACAAGGATAAAATCACCCTTTTTGCACCAAGGTCCATTGGGGAAACGAGTCTTATCTGCATAGCAATCTGGGCCTAAATCGACCACAAAAAGCACGGTAGTTAAGAGTTCGTCATGTCTAATAGTTTCGTCAGCCTTAGCCAAACCGCTATCAAACGTCTTTTCTGCTTCTGGAATTGCGCAAAAAATGCGATATCCCTGTGGAATAGGCAATTGTTTTGCTCTATCTTCTGCTGTTTTAGCCATTACCGCAGCTAAGTCTACTGCCTGACTAAGGTCTAGGTTACTCATCGTCCGAGTGCTCCAATCGTTGTTTGAGGTCTTTAATAATGGCACATGCAGCTTCAAGACCTCGAACTTGTCCGCATGTGTATCTGTACTCTTCAAAATCTTTAGCTTGTCCGTATGTCAGGGCTTCGCCAAGTACTTGTATTCGTTCCTGATACTGTCCGATCAGGTAATCGAGATGGTCGCTCATTATTTAGCTTTCTCCTTTGGTTTAGATGTTGCTGCCTTTGCTTGCTCAGCTTGGGCTTTAAGTTGTTCACTCTGCATGTCTGCATTGTGTCCGTGGTCCATAGCGGTTTGCGCCATATCGAATGCGTGGTCACGCATTGACATTCTGTGCTCGTGCGCATGGTCAGCTAGGGTTGTTGCTGCTTGAAGTGCATGGTCCATACGACGTCCACGTTGTTCGTTGTGGATATCCGCTGCTTTAGACATTGCGTTCAAATCGGCTGTCTTCATAGCGGTATGCGCTTGGGTTTGGATTCGCATCTTCTCAATTTCAAGTTGTTGTTGCTTAATCTGAATTTCAGCTTGGTCTTTTTGCTCTTGTGCTTGTTGAGCACGTTGCTTGATCTGCAGCTCTTGCTGCTGCATTTGTACCAACGGATCTTGCGCTTGTTGCTGCGCTTGCTGTTGTTGAACTTGAGCTTGGTTGTTCTGCAATAACTTCTGGGCTGCTTGTGCAAGTAATGGGGCAAGTTGTGCTTCTACTTGTGGGTCCATTGGGATTGGCTCGCCAGTCTCATCTGTCTGAGGTGGCAACGCACTACCCAACTGTTGCTCAATCTGAACACGATATTCAAAGCCTAAGTGCTCATTAATATGCGCCATCATAGCTGCCTGAATCTGCTGAGCCATTGGATTGTTTTGTAGCAACATTGCTATTTTAGGATCATGCATAGCTGACATATGTACAGTTATATGTGCTTGGTGGTCCTGATACTGGAACGCTTTACTCGGCTTGAGCATAAGTATGTTCTGATTCTCTGTAACAGGATCTGTCGGCTTCTGGTCTTCGTCCATTGGCACGAGCTTCTGCGCATTCTTAATCCCCAATACATCGAGCATCTGCCGATAGAGTAGCGGCATATTAAAGAGCTGGGGCGATCCTTGAGCCAATTGAAGAACTGCTTGGTACTGTACAATCTTCTGCGCCATCGTACTCGCATTTGGATCAGAGACGGGGATGACATCAACATTATCATAATCAGATTTTTTCGCACGTCGGGATCCTTCGACAGGTTCATAATCATAGTCCTCCGGTGCGTACTCAGCGATGATGCGCTTGAGCATTTTAAGTTCTTGTTTAAGAGAGTAGTGAATACGTGCTTGTACCGCACTCATCACTTTGAGCGTACGCTCTAAAATTGCTAGTGTTGTTCCTACTGGAGCATTAGCTGACATGTCACTGAGGTTAAGGTCTGCTGTATTTGCAAAGCGACGACCTTCCTCAATGATTTTATCCATCAACCCAGCGAGGACTTGACTTGGCTCCTTGTAAGGCAACGGCATGATGTTGTCACGCATGGCTCCACTGGGCACATCCACATCCCGCCACTCACCGGGGGCAATGGGCGTGTCATCTCCTTTAACACGCAACCCACGGGTCTTAAAGCCACCCGGCAGATTCGAGAGGGTTCCTGCATCGACCAACTGACGTATGATTGAAGTGCCACTTTTAGCGTAAGCGCCAATAAGATGGATGAGACCAAAACAATAAAAACCAAAGCCGGGAATATACCCGTAGTGCACGAAGTGCTGACGTTTCTTATGAGTTCTGTCGCCTTCTTCCCAATTGCGTCTAATAGATAAAACATTCATCGTTCCTTTCTCGATGGTTACAACATAAGGAAGCGCAATGCCCGTAGGCTCGCCATCCTCGTCTTTGTCCTCGAAACCGGGTAAGTCTAAGTCCACATGCATCTCAAGAACTTTGTACCTACTATCTGTAGTAGCTCTGAAGCCTAGCTTTTCAGCTATCTTCTTCTCAACTTCATCTAGTGTGCTTTGTGGATCACCTAGGTCTATATCACGATAGAACCCATTAACCTGCAAGATCTTAAGCTCATTCTCTGTTTTGCGCATAACGTGGGTTACACGTGGCGAGGACGCCAAATCAGAAGCACCGTATGGAACGACAATATCTTCTGCAGGAATATACATTGCTACCTGACGCTTAAGGGCTGTGTCATAGTAGACTTTCTTAAACGCATTACCAGCTAAGCCCAAGCCCCAGAGCATACGCTCTGTCTCAGGTCTGTACTCTGGCATTTCTTCAGTCAGCTGATAGTTCATATCTTCTTGAACACGTTCAGCAGATTCTTTCTTGTCTTGTGTCTCTTTACCAATAATTAATGTCTTAACAGGACCCATCGCTGGGAATATAGACATCATGGTTTCCGCTTGAAATTTCACCAATGCTTCTGCTAGGAGTGGATGGTAGACGCCACAGGCCCCTTCCCACGGTTCGGCACGTTCTTCAATTTTAAGACCTAGGAGTTCTAAGCCATCTACATAAGTTTGTATCCAGTCTTTACGGCTACCGACATCATCATCAAAGTCGCCTACTAGATCACCAGCAAGCATAGTGAGGGTTCCCTCATCTAAATACTCTGCAAGGTTTTCGTTAAATTCGGTTTCATGCGCTTCTTCTTGCGGAGTCTCCATTGCTTCCTCAAATGGGTCTTCGCTTAATTCAATTTCAATCTCCATCGGAGATTCTTGCGCAGCTAGTTCGTCAATACCTTGTGGGGCAGAGTAAATTGCCTTATCAATTGCCATAATTTATCCTTAAATAATCTTCCATCCGCCCTTGATAGGCTTGTCTATTAATCCACCCTTTTTAAATGATGCGCCGGTTTGGGATGCGTCAAGGGGTTCTGGTGCTGCTTGTGAATCTTGTGGGGTAAGATTAAGCTGTTTTATTACTGGCGCATACAAATTCTGTAGCTGCGCTTTAACTTGTGGGCTTTCTACAATAGCTGCTGCAGTTGTAACATCAGTGGGGTTTGTATGTAAAGTACTAGTGTCATAGTAGGAAGTACTTCCCCTAGGCAAAAACCCAACTTTTTTACCGGTATCAACTACTGGACTAATAGGCTCAATACCATTCATTACTCTAAATTGATTTTGCGCTGCTCTTTGTAATATGCCGGGGTCTATATTTTTAAGTTGGCGGGCAGTATTGGAATCCACGTTTTGCATTAAATAATCATGCAAATCTTTCCCACGTAAATTGTTTGTAGTAGTCCCAGCCATTTCCAATTCATTAATATTGTTGGCTAAAAACTCTTGAGGCGAAAAACTATCTGCTTTGGTTTTATTAATAAAGTCAATTAATTCTTTATTTTTGGGGTGGTCTGCTGCATAACGCATAGCATCGGCTTCTTTTTTATAGTCAGCGCCAGTGCGATTCATGCCTGCTACTTTACCTTTACCATTCCATAAAAGTTCAAAGGGCAGACCCGTACGTTTAGCTGCATCCATTTTTTCTGATACAGCTGCTGGAATACCAGCAGGATGGAAGCCATGCCCTAGGTCTCGTAACGTTTGATAAATTTTCATTGACTTGGGGTTATCCAGGCTAAACCCTTTTTCAGAGTTATACCCAAGGTCTTCTCGCCCTTCATGTAGAACCATATTAGCGATTTGATTTGTAGATAAACGAGGGGCGCCAAGGTTCTCTGCTTCAACTAAAGCACGTACTGAGTTGTACAAATCTGAACGATTTAATTCTTTTGGCATAGTTTCCATACGGTCTTTACCACCAGATTTATTTGTTGGGTCTGCTCTATATCCATAGATATAGTCTGACATACCGTATCCGCCGTAATTAAATTTCATGTTTTACCTCAGTAATACGCTTTTCGTTTGGCTCTAAAAAACTGTATCTCATCTGGCTCGTCGCTTGGCAAGCGAATAAAGCCCCCATTCCTAAACCGCATCAGTGCCATCACCGTTGAGTCAACCAAGTCATCATGGGACATAAACGGAAATCCGGCAATCTCTTCTACTACTTCTTCAGCCCACCGAGTTTCCGGGACCCAACATAGCCCTGATCTAATAATATCTGCTACACTGTTCAGTCTCGCTAGTTTATCACCAGAACCCCTGTGTGGGGTATATTCTTGTACGGGCATACCCGTTCTTCTTAATTCTTGATACAGCGCAGTACCCGCAGATTTTTTCTCAACGATAAACGCATCTGGCTGCCACTCCTCGTATTCCCTATAAGATAAGTCTTTTAGTTCAGGGAACTCCATACGCTTCTTAATACTGTTTAAGAGGATGATGTTGTAGGCGCCGTTCTCTTCATTCATAAACACGCCCCACGTTGTTAGCGCTGTGAAGTCGGCTCGGTTGTTGATCTCGGCTGCAGCATCAAGGGACATGATGATGTATTCGCACTGGGGTGGGTTATCTGACTTCCACCATTTCCACCACTCTCGTTTGACAACGGAGGCTTCCTCGCTGGTGGGGTTTTGCTGGTATTGGGCGTTCCATTGGAACACAGGCATAGAGGCCTTAGTTTGACGCAGAGCGGGTAAAGGCATCCACTCAGGCCATAAAGCCCGTTCTTCTTTTGTTCCTTCGTTAAAGATTGCTGGGAACTCAACAACTTC